AGTAGACAGTCTCAGGCTTTCTCTCGGCTTGGTCAGAGACTTTAGCGTCCGTGGATATAGAGATCGTACCAAGGGTTACAGAGGATGAGACACCAACAATACCTGCTGGTACTACTTCCCTTACGAACCCTGATCCACCTAATGTGGAAGATGCTATAGGGGCGAAACCTAACATTTAATTACAAGTGTAACGGTTTATTGCGGAATTGGACGATGACGTCAAAGAGTAAAACTTAGTTCCGTCACCATTAACGAAAATCGCCCTAGGATTTGGGCCAACATTTGCTCCCGGAGATTTAACATTGTTATAGGATGCTGTGCTTACATCAAACCCAGTGGTTAGGTCGTACTCAAATACGTCATCATTACTGGACCCTGCCACATACATTTTGGTTCCATCGTTATTAAAATGCAAGGCAAACGAAGAAATCTCCTGCGGATTTACGGAAAATCTAACATTGTTATAAGATGCTGTGCTTACATCATAGGCGGTACTCAAATCGTATTGGTTAACGTAATCGCTGCTATAACCTACAACAAACATTCTAGTGCCATCGTTATTAAAGCGCACCTCTCCCGGATTGCTTTCTTGCGATGCAACACTAAACTCTTTATTAGCATAAGATGCTGTGCTTAAATCATAAGCAGTAGTCAAACTATATTGATGCACTTTGTCAGTTGCTCGACCAATTACATACATATTATACCCGTCTTGACTAAAACACAGTCCAGTAGGATATGATTCTTGACTAGAGATGGAAAGAGAAACATTAGTATAAGATGCTGTGCTTACATCATCTGCGGTGGACAGGTTATACTCATATACTTTATCGGTGCTGAACCCCACAAGGAAGAGTTTTGTCCCTGCGGGGTTCATCCACATACCTTGAGGATCTGTGTCTTGAGAGATGTTATTAAGAAATTTATTAGTGTCAAAAGTCATATTAGCAATATCGGGGTTAGTATAGAAAACAAGACTATATACTGTAGACCTAGAAGTTGAGTGTATCCCGTCTGATGCCCTATATCTTAAAGTAAAACTGCCCTCATTAGCTGTATTTGTTGATGGCGTTATAGTAAAGGCGTTATTGTTTTGACTAATAGTTGCTTGCGCCTGATTTGATGGGTTAGTGTCATACGAGTATTCAATAGGAAACCCCTCTGGATCAGATGCAGCAACCGTCTGAACTGTTGCTGTCCCGTCCTTTTCCAAAGAGAAGGAAGTAGGGGGTTCTGTTGTCCAATCAGGTGTGGCGTTTGTATCTGTGTAGAACCTGTCCCACTCTGTACCATCATATATGTATAGGGACTTGGTGTCCTGAGTCCAAGCTAGGTCTGTCTCACTAGGAGACGCAGGGAGACCTGCATAGTTACCTACGCTTGTAATGCCACCAGAGGGGGATGAAGGAACCCAAGAACTACTGCCTGAGTCCCAAGATAAGTTTTGTCCCCCAGCGGGTGCAGTTGAAGATACATTATCTAGGTCAGCTAAGTTTTGTACTACATCTTCTGCTAACATGGTTAAGAAGCATACCGCACCAGAACCTAAGTTAATAGCTGAGTTGTCACTTTCAGAAGATGAGCTAGGAGACCTAGCCATAGTATAAGTACTACCAGTTAGCCCTATAGTACCTGTACCTGACTCATAGTTAGTTCCGCTTTCTATTGTATATCTTACAACGTCAGCATCGACAACAGAGGCATCCGAAAGGCTCTGGAAGCCAGATACGACAGAACCAAATGTTACTGTACCTGTACCTGTAGTGGTCAGGTTCATCTTAACTCTGTCAACGAATTTTACCATTGTCAGGTATCCTTAGATTAGGCTAGGCGCAAGATACTTGTGGTTGCTCCGGGGGCAGGGAACTGGATAGTAAAGTCACCAGCGGTAGCACTAACTGTACCACCAAAATCAAACACTGCTATGACATTAGCTGCACTATCAGCATTTGGGTTATAAAGAATACAACCATCAGCTTGGACGGTTACGTTAGTGAATACTGCATCGTCAAAGTCCATCACGGCAGTTGTACCATCCATTTGTGGATAACCTGTAGCAATACCTGCTTCGGCTCCCGTAGAAATAGTATCAAAAGTACTGGTGTAACCAGTTCCTGACGCTTGATCAGATCCTAAATCTGTGTAGGCTACTGTGGTAGCATCAAAAGTGCCAGTTGGATTTTCTTTAATTAATGCTACACGAAATGTATCGTTGTCAAAGTCGTGATTACCTTTAAGCAACTCTAGTTTAAAAGCATTACTTAGTGCTGTTGTAATAGCCATTATGTATTTTCCTTGTTATCTTCTTCTGCCTCATCGGACAGGTCAGTTTCTGTTGTGACCTCTGTATCAGGGTCATAGTTCAGTTCAGCTATATCCATAAGGTCTTGTATAACCTCTGGGTGATCACTGACGTTAATGTCTGCACCGTTAAGGTTACGAAGGAATGCTGCAATCTCACGTAGATCATGAGGGGCAACATCACCAGCCTTGATACAGGGCATGAGGTCGTAGTTAAGCCCGTTAATCTGCCATAGGCGTTCCACTAGCTGCTTATTAAGTACATCGACAATAGCTTGGATGTAGCTTTCTAAGGCACGTAGAAACAGGTCAGTCTTAGACTTGGAGAGTGCGTATGATCCATTGTTACCCCCACCGAGCATAAGAAACTCAGAAAGTACACTACGGGCAATGTCATGTTGATACCGTCTAACAATGGGGTCAATATCTAGGTTACGTTTACCATTGCTACTCATTAGTTCAATATCTACAAGTCTAATGTTTGTAGGAGAACCATCCTTATCAGGGTAAGTATCACTTGGGGTAATTATGTACCCTTGTTCATTAAACTTAACATCACGAAGTATTTGTTGTAGGTTGCCTACGAAGCCACTCTGTGCTGCACTTGCATCTGACGATAAATACTCAGAAGGAATACGAGCAACCGGGATACCAGCTAGTTCACGCTCAACAGCTATAGCCTCTATACTCTGTAAATTGTTCAGATAGACATACGAGGAATAAGCATTGCGGAGGATAGAGCGGCCACTAGGATCACCATTAAGAACAGTAGTACGATAGTAAAGGCTCTTAGTAGTGGGAATATAATGCTTTCCTGTTGCATATCCTACATCCTGATAAATACCTAGTACGTCACCGCTCTTGGGTTCTACATCAAACCTAGAGACTGTCCAAGGCGCACGGCAAGCAATTTTACGGACACCCAAGCGTCCATCAGTGTACTTGCTATGTTTCTTAGGCGATCTTTTAGTTGGGCCAACTCTGCGCTTATATATGACTTCAAACCAAGCAAAGCCATACGACAACGACGATAAAGATTCTGCAATGTGATCGTCCAGACTGTGATCCATATCATCAAAGATACTTTCCACAAAGTCAGCTTCACGTTTAGCTTCTTCAGTATCATTAGCTGGTTCAACCTTAAGTTTGACATCCCGTAGTACCTGTTCAGCAGCATACATAACCGCACCAATAGTACTGTCATTATCCCGCATCTCCCGATACTTGCGAATAGCGTTCTTACCACGTAGTTCAGGAATAAACTCATCTGCACGTATCTGTCCAGTACGAGTGTTATCACCAGCTACACCAAGAATACTCTTAGCTGCACCTTCTGATAGTCGCTTCTTTGTAGCCATATTAAATTAGCCCTTTGGCACTAGAGTACGCTAGTTTAAGTTGTGGCTTTGCGTAACCATTCAGACTTAGATCAGTGATAGCCCATACTAGAGCATCTAACCTGTCAGGAGACCCAATAGAACCTAGAGGTTCCCACTGGACCATCTGATCCTCTAAGTCGTTCAATCCTCTTACATGCTTAACTCTGTTTTGTTCATATAATGCTGAAACTGGTTCTGCCCTAGCCATCTTACCTCTTGAGGCATGTACTAACCTTACTGGCAGTGTTTCATCTTCTGTATGCAGTGTATGTCTTACCATATCACCGCCTTGGTTTCTCTCAGCTACAATCCTGTCAGCTAAATGCTCATGATATAACTCTACAGCTTTGGATGCCCACTGTTGGGGTGTATAACGACCAGTATGATCCTCTAGGACATAAGCTGTACCGTTCACATCTACACCAGCTACGACAATACCTGTCATGTCACTTTCAGCGTTAGAGGTAATAGCCGGGTCAATAGCAACAACAATACGATTAAGGGTTGGAACCTGATCTTTCTCTATCTCACACTTAGCTAGGAGACCTCTTGACCATAATGCACCAGACGCTTCGTCAAGTATTTCTGCATATAACTCTTGCCTCCCAAGGCGTGTACCTTCATAGGTCTTCCTGATGGCGTCGATAAAAGTATCAGCGAGATTAGCAGAATTGTCATAAGTGCTGCCCCTAGAGACAACCGTCTTTTCGTCATCAAGAATAGTCCGTATTAGCTTAGTTGTCTTAGGTGTAGTAGTAACAAAAGATACTGGGCGTCTACCTAAGCGTAACCCAAACTGAGCCATGTCCCAAGTCTCTTGAGCGTTTCTCCAAGCACAAAGTTCATCTGCCCACATTGAATAAGCCTGTGGACCCCTAAGTCTCTCCGGGTCTTCAGCACTAAAGAATACAGCCTTAGAACCATTAGCCCAAGTCATTGTGTTATTAGTAGGGGACCAAGTAGGATAGCCTAACTCTTTTCCTCTGTACGTCTTATCATTCTTATGACAGACATTCATTAGTCCAGAGTCACCCTCAACCATAACCCTACGAACATCACCCTTAGTTGGTGCTACACAGTGAACAATACGATCATTCTTCATTATCCTGTGTCGGACCCACTCAGCGCCAGCCCTAGTCTTACCCCATCCACGACCAGCTCAAGCTACCCA